GGCGGCGGGGTATTGGGCCGCTGAGTTCAACTGTCCTGCCAACCTTCCGCACAAGAACTGGAACCCCATCACAGATTCCGGCGATGCCTTTGAACTGGCGGTGAAGTTGCGGCTAACCGTAAATTGTGCATATGACGAGGTGGCGCTTTGTGGGCAAGAGTTTACGCAAAAAGAAGTGTTCGTCGAGCGTAATGGTGAAGACCCTCTTGCAGCCACCCGCCGAGCCGTCGTCAGGGCTGCGGCTGCCATAGGAAAGGAAATGAAAGATGACTGATCTGAAGAAAGCCGCCCAGCAGGCGCTGGAGGCAATGGAAGATTTACACCGTACTGGGGATACACAGGTGTTTGACTTATGTCACCGGGAAACCACGGAAGCCCTCCGCGCCGCGCTGGAGCAGCCGGAGCAGCCAAACCCCTGGCGCGATGCCGTAGACCATGAGCTTTCAACCCTGCACATGGTTGCCAGCGATGACCCGCGAGAGTCCATTCGGCGCTTGATCGACTGGCACTGCGCCGTGCAGATCGACCCCTTGGTTTCCTCTGCTGCGCAGGAACTGATTGAGCGCGGCAGGAGAGAGGCGCTGGAGCAGCCGGAGCAAGACACTGACTGCCACGCGCAGGGCATCTGCCAGCGCAGCGGGTACGGCATAAAGCAGCCGGAGCAGGAGCCGGTGGCGTGGTGGATCGTAAGCAAAACAACCGATGAAGAATTCGTTAGCGTGCGTCCAAACGATTGGAGCGACATAAATTGGGAGAAGCATCCCCTCTATACCCACCCACCCCGCCGCGAGTGGCGAAGTCTGAGCGAGGAGGAGTTCGGGTACATCTACGTGTTCTCTGCCACGCATGAAAAGTTTGCCTGCGCCATCGAAGCCGCTTTAAGGAGCAAGAACCATGAGTGAATCTACCGCCATCCGCGCAAGGGGGCAAGAGTGACCGAAACCGTGCTTACATGGCTGTCTGGGGCTGCGCCCCCACACGGATCAAAGTGCATTGTTCTGTGGAAAGGGCTAGACAGAATCCATACCGCTTGCTGGTATGAGGGTCTTCCTCAAGGAGATTGCTGGGTAACCAGCGCAGGACGTTTCGTGAAAGGCATGGATGAAGTAGAGATGTACGCTCTTCAACCAGATGTCAGTCTTATAAGGAGATTGAATGAACTACCTACCCCAAGACTTCGCCCGCTGCATGACCAACCCACTGCTTGAGCAGTGTAAACAATGCGCAAGGAACATGCACATAAATCCTGTGCATCCCGCCGCAGGGCGGCAAGTGTGGATCGGCCCGTGGACCGGGCATGGTCCGTGTCCTAATGGGGATTTTGTGGAGAAAGAAGGAGAATGAAATGTCCTCAGTGCGGAACATGGACGTCTGTTCTGGAGTCAGTTCTCAGGAGAGATGGATCGCGCCGCCGTCGCTACCAGTGTGCGAACCTGCACAGGTTCAACACGGAGGAAAGAATTGTTGGCCTTTCCTCTACAGCTACCGAGGTGACACCCTCGTCGTCAACAGCGCAATACGAAAATCCAAATACAAAAGCGCCGAAGAAGTCGGCGTAGCAGATTTTTAGCGGGCTTGCATAGCTGCAAGCGTGGTTCTAGCCTCACAGATGTGAAGCCATTTCTTGCGCACCATACGTGCCCGCTGATTTTGATGCGTATGGTGCATCTCCCTGAACCTAGACCGAGGGGGCTAGGAATCTGTGTGTCCCCCTCAACCCCCAACAACACCTCAACATCATGGCAGCAAACGAAACCCAAGTGGGCGGCGCTCACTACAAACAACACACCTACGAAACGTGGGATGTGATCCTCGACTGGCAGTTAGGGTATCTAGACGGCAACGCTGTCAAGTATCTGTCCCGCTGGCGACACAAGGGCGGCGTGCAAGACCTGAAGAAGGCGCGGCATTACATCGACAAGCTCATTGAAGTGGAGGAATTCAACGATGGCAACCCCGGAAAGTAAAGTCAAAGCCAAGTGCGTCGAGATCATCAAGAAGTACAGAGGCTACTACTTCTTTCCTGCACAGAACGGCTACGGTCGAGCAGGCATACCAGACATCATCGTCTGCTACCGAGGCATGTTCCTTGGTGTAGAATGCAAGGCCGGTTTCAACAAGCCCACCGCTCTACAAGAGCGTGAGATGGCAGACATCCACCGTGCCGGTGGGTCCGCGATGGTGGTCAGGGAAGATACACTTGAACTGCTCGAAGAGTGGTTCGCAGAAAGGCAATCATGGGCACAGTAGACACAGACAGCTTAAAGCAACGCATCGAGATGGTAGCGATGATGGAGCGCATCGCTGCGCTTCCTGCAGATGAGGCGGACCAGTTCGTGCGGGCCATACTCATGGTGGGTAGCTGCTTCTTGCATGAGAAGAATCACGGCGTGTTCCTGCTGGTCGAGAACGAAGAGACGCTCAAGGTCATGGGCGTGGACGCCTCGCTCCACGAGACGGGGCACATCGTCACGCAAGCCGCTGAGATGTTCATCACCAACATGGTCGCCAACGACCTGCAACGCAAAGGAGAAACGCATTGAAACCTTACGACAAGATCGTCGTCTTGGACTTCGAGACCGCATGGTCTCGGGCAGAGTACACGCTCAGCAAAATGACTACTGAAGAGTACGTCCGCGACCCGCGCTTCAAGGCGTGGGGGCTGTGTTGGAAGGAAGTGGGCACCGACGAGATCCCGGTGTGGGTACGCAGCGACCGCATCAGGCGCTGGAAGTCCAGCATCGACTGGTCCCGCACTGCTGTGCTTGCTCACAACGCCCAGTTCGACGTGACGATCCTCTCCTGGGTCTACGGCATCCAGCCCGCGTTCATCTTCGACACGCTCAGCATGGCCCGCGCCCTGCGTGGCGTGGAGGTGGGCAACAGTCTGGCTACGCTGGCCGAGGCGTTCGAGCTTCCCCCCAAGGGCAAGGCGGTGCACAGCACCGATGGCATGCTGGAGAGCATCCCGTTCGCGGTCGAACAGGAGCTGGCCGACTACTGCAAGCACGACACCTACCTGTGTGAGCAGATCTTCCTGCGCTTGATCGAGGGCTACCCGACCAAGGAGTTGAAGCTCATCGACATGACGCTCAAGATGTACACACGCCCGCTGCTGCAGCTTGACAAGGAGATGTTGGCGCAGGCGATTGAAGAAGAAAGGACTGCACGTGAAGGACTTTTACAGAAGCTCGGCATGGAAGAAGCTACGCTTGCGTCGAATCAACAGTTCGCGCAGGCGCTTAAAGCACTTGGCATTGATCCGCCAACGAAGATCAGCAAGACTACCGGTGAGGAAGCGCTCGCTCTCGCTAAGAATGATGCGCTGTTTCAGGCGCTACTCAATCATGAGAATGAGGATGTTGCGCTTCTCTGCGAAGCAAGGCTGAAGGTCAAGAGCACCAGCGAACGCACACGTGCGCAGCGCTTCCTCGACATTGCTGACCGGGGCAACCTGCCGGTGCCCCTGAGCTACTACGGTGCAGCCACAGGCCGGTGGACTGCAGCCAAGGGCAGCGCGATCAACATGCAGAATTTGAAGAGGGGCTCTTTTCTGCGTAAGGCGATCATGGCCCCTGCGGGACATGTCATCGTGGTCGGTGACCTCTCGCAGATCGAGCCGCGTGTGCTGGCGTGGCTGGCGGACTACCAAGAACTGATCAACATCTTCCGCTCGGGCGGTGATCCGTACGCACGCTTCGGTGCAGAGATGTTCAACATCCCAGGCATGACCAAGGACAGCCATCCGGTGGAGCGGCAGTCGGCCAAGTCAGCCCTGCTGGGCGCGGGCTACCAGCTAGGCTGGGCCAGCTTCGCGGCCCAGTTGCTTACTGGGTTCCTCGGTGCACCACCCAAGCGGTACTCAAGGGAAGAGGCGAAGCAGCTTGGCGTTGTCGGCGCTGACGTGCAGAAGTTCTTGTCCTGGGACGAGAACCTCAAGAAGATGGAGGAGATCCCCCACACCTGCACCGACCTCGAGCTTGCCATCCACTGCCTCGCAGCCAAGGCCATCATCGACAAGTACCGCACGGCCTCGTGGCCGGTGGTGGCGTTCTGGGAACTGATGGGCATCCTCATCGAGCAGAGCCTGTACAAGGGCAAGGAGTACACGCACAAGTGCCTGACCTTCCGCAAGGGCGAAATCGTCTTGCCAAGCGGCATGTCTGTGCGGTATCCTGACCTCCGCCCTGACCAAGACGAGAGGGGCCGAGTCCAGTGGAGCTACGCTGACGGCAAGGACGGCAAGCGAAGCAAGCTCTACGCGGGCAAGGTCACGAACAACGTGGTGCAGGGCACGGCGCGTTGTGTGATGACTGACGGGATGCTGCGAATAGGAAAGCGGTATCCGGTCTGTGGAACCGTGCACGACGAGGCGTTGTGTATCGCGCCGGAGAGTGAAGCAGATGAGGCCAAAGACTACCTTCTGGCCTGCATGACCGTGCAGCCGAGCTACATGCCGGGGATTCCCCTGGCTGCAGACGGCGGTGCTAACAGACGCTATGGACTGGCAAAAGGATGAGCACCATCACCGACTACGCCATGCCGCTCATGGAGATCGAGCGCATGGCCCGAGCAATCCACGACTTGTGCCTTGAGCGCAAGTATGGACAAGCGCGTGAACTCACCACTCACCTGGGTGTTGAGAACCGCATCCTGCAAGCCACGCTTGCACTACTCGAAGAAAAGGAGAAAGCCTTTGCAAACCCCCAAGAAGTTCAAGCTCAGTAACAAGACGTTCACCGTGCGCATGGTGGACACGATGCCCTGCCGGGGGCACATGGGTGAGGTGGACCACGACACGCGTGTGGTCACCATCGCCACCACCAGCAACCTGACGGGCCGGTCGTTCAAGACCGAGGAGGTGTCCGACACCTTCTGGCACGAGGTCACTCACGCCATCTTGCAGGACATGAACCACCGGCTGTGGAACAACGAGAAGTTCGTCACACGCTTTGCCAACCGGCTCAACGAGGTCATCAACACAGCGGAGATCTAATGGGTAACGCAGTCACTTGGAGCCATTCAGGCCTGAAGAAGTTTGAGCAGTGTGCGCGGCAGTATCACGAAGTGACGGTGCTGAAGCGCTTCCCGTTCACAGACACCAAGCACACCATCTACGGCAAGGATGTGCACAAGGCCATCGAGGACTACGGGCGGGACGGCACACCACTGCCGCCAGAGTTCGTGCTCTTCCAGCCTGTGGTAGACGCGCTTCTCGCCAAGCCTGGGAGGAAGCTGTTCGAGCATGAGATGGCGCTGACCAAGGACTTGCGACCCTGTGACTTCAAGTCTGACGACAGGTGGGTGCGCGGCATCGCGGACCTGCTCATCGTGGATGACGACAACCTGACGGCCCGGGTGGTGGACTGGAAGACGGGCAATGACAAGTATCCAGACAGGGACCAGCTAACGCTGATGTCCCTGATGGTGTTTGCCCACTTCCCCCACATCCGCTCTGTCTCGTCTGCCTTGGTCTTCATCGTCAAGGGCAGCATGGTCAAGCACAAGATGTCCTACGAAGACGCAGAGGCTGCGTGGTGGGACTACCGGGAGCGCGTTGCCAAGCTTGAGGCAGCGCACGAGTTCGACGTGTGGAACCCCTCACAGAGCCCGCTGTGCGGATGGTGCCCCGTCAAGGAATGTACGTTCAACACGAAGAGGAGTTGATATGGCAACACGACAGGAGCTAGTGGACATAATGAAAAGTATCCCCCTGGACGACGATGACTGGGTACGTCTGTTTATGCGGAAGCTAAACGACGCTTTTCCAGAAATGGCGGCAGGACTAGTGCGACTAGCAGAGGAGCGATTAAATGACGCAAGTCAACGGCAAGCGTGACTACAAGCACGCGTACAAGCTGCAGAAGGCGACCGGAGAGACCGCCGATCAGATCGAGCGCCAACGCGCACGCAGGGCCTACGACAAAGAAGGCATCGACCGCGCAGGCAAGGACATCGACCACGTTAAGCCGCTGCGCAAGGGTGGCAAGAGCACCCCCGGGAACATGCGGCTGCGCTCAAAGAAAGCAAACCAAGCGGACAACGGCAAATGACGGACTTGACGCTGGAATCACTACAAGACGTGCTTCGAAAGCTACACACGTTCGGCACGGAAGACCGCTGTATAGTATACAAACCAAAAACGCTATACGTACCACCAGCGCTTTACAAAAGAGCGCTGCGTGTGTTGTTTTACAAGAAGCCGATGCGTAAAGGCAGCGGCGCAAGAAAGAGAAAGCACAACTTGTACTGGAGAAGCTAGTGGAGATATTCGACAACCGCATACTGCTCTTCAACACCCGACACCCGCACCGCTACAGCATCATCCCCAAGCACAAGGTGCTGCCCATCGAGGGTGGCTACCAAGTCGCTGTCCACTGGGGTCTTGATGAGACGCGTGTGCTGCGCAACCTGGGCGTGAAGAACGTCCCCTCTCCCATCCAGGGGAGGTATGAGTGGCCTGGGCGCTACCGCCCGATGGACCACCAGCGTGACACGTCAGCGTTCCTCACGTTCAACCGGCGTGCGTTCGTGCTGTCAGAACCCGGGACAGGCAAGACGCTGTCAGCCCTGTGGGCGGCTGACTACCTGATGAAGCGCGGTGAGGTCAGGCGGTGCCTGATCCTGTGCCCCCTGTCGATCATGCACAGCGCATGGATGCAGGACTTGGGTAACTCCGTCATCCACAGGAGCGCAGTGGTGGCCCACCACGCACAGGCTGCGCGGCGCATCGAGTTGATACAGGAGGACTACGAGTTCGTCATCACGAACTACGAGGGCCTGAACCTGATTGCCAATGAGGTGAACAACGACGGGCGTTTCGACCTCGTCATCGTGGACGAAGCCAACGCGTACAAGAACCCACAAACAAGACGTTGGAAAGCATTGAACTCGATCATCAAGCCAGAGACGTATTTGTGGATGATGACGGGTACGCCTGCTGCGCAGTCTCCTGTGGATGCGTACGGCCTTGCTCGGCTGGTCAACCCGACCAACGTGCCCAAGTTCTACACGGCGTGGCGCGATCAGGTGATGCAGAAGATCACCATGTTCAAGTGGGCTCCCAAGCCCGACGCTGCTGACCGGGTCTTCGCTGCGCTGCAGCCCGCCATACGCTTCACCAAGGCGCAGTGCCTGGACCTGCCGCCTGTGCTCACGACTACACGTGAGGTGCCGCTCACGCCACAGCAGGCCAAGTACTACAACCTGCTGCGCGACCAGATGGTGGCGATGGCTGCGGGCGAGACGATCACTGCGGTGAACGCAGCGGGCGTGCTCAACAAGCTCCTGCAGATCAGCACCGGGGTGTCCTACACCGACAACCAAGAGGTGGTCGAGTTCGACGCCACGCCAAGGCTGAACGTCCTGCTCGAGGCGCTGGAGCAGACAGACCGCAAGGTCATCGTGTTCGCGCTCTTCCGCGCTGCCATCAGCACCATCAGCGCCTTCCTCACCAAGAACGGTGTGGCCTGCGAGGAGATCCACGGCGGGGTCACGGCGACCAAGCGAGGCGACATCATCAAGCGCTTCCAGACGCAGCCCAACCCGAGGGTGCTGGTCATGCAGCCCCAGGCCACAGCGCACGGCATCACGCTGACTGCGGCGGACACCGTGATCTTCTACGGCCCGCTGATGAGCGTGGAGCAGTACGTGCAGTGCATCGCCCGGGCCGACCGCAAGGGGCAGAACTCCGACAAGGTCACCGTGATCCACATCGAGGGGTCGCCGGTCGAGAAGCGCATGTTCAAGGCCCTGTCCAGCAAGGTGGACGACAACGCCCTGCTGGTCAAGTTGTTCGAAGAAGAAATTTCAGGAAGGGGGTTGCCGAAGTCAGTTTGACAATGTACAGTGTTGGACACTAACTCAAAAAAGGAGAAAGCATGGAAGACGAATTGCCCGTAGACAGGCTGGTCCGCATCTACATGAAGATGCGCTCGGCCATCCAAGACCTCGACGCCCAGATCGAGGCGATCAAGGAGCAGCAACAGTCCGTCAAGAACGAGATCAAGGACCGCATGCGGGGCACGGGGGTCAAGTCCCTGCGCACCGACCACGGCACCGTCTCGCTGATGGAGAAGACCCGGTACTACACCAACGACTGGGACAGCTTCAAGAAGTTCATGGTGGAACACGACGCGCTCGACCTGCTGGAGAAGCGTATCGCCCAGGCCAACATGAAGTTGTTCTTGGAAGAAAACCCTGGGTCCATCCCCCCAGGTTTGAACTCGGACACCGAGTTCGACATCTCTGTGAGAAAACCGTCAACCAAGTGAAAGGCTACACATGAGCAACATTGCACTTTTCTCCGGCTCTGCCGTTCCCGCGTTCGCCAAGAAGGGCGAACTGTCTGCCCTCGCCAAGTCCCTCGCAGGGGGTGCCGGTGGTGGCGGCAAGCGCATCTCGATCAAGGGCGGCGTGTTCCGCCTGATGGTGGACGGCAAGGAAGTTGCCGCTGTCGATGAGCGCTTCCTCGATGTGGTTGTCGTCAACGCCGCTCCCAAGATCGGGCGTACGTTCTACATGAAGGCGTACGACGGTGACACGCCCAGCGGCCCTGACTGCTGGTCGGCTGACGGCGAGAAGCCAGACGCCAGCGCAGCCACCCCCCAGGCCACCAACTGCGCCTCGTGCCCGCAGAACGTGAAGGGCTCCGGTAATGGCGAGAGCCGTGCCTGCCGCTACAGCCAGCGTCTGGCAGTGGTGCTGGCGAACGATGTGGACGGTGACGTCATGCAGCTTCAGTTGCCTGCCACGTCCATCTTCGGCAAGGAGGAAGGCGACAACCGTCCGCTGCAAGCGTACGCCCGGTATCTGGCTGCGCAGGGCGTCTCTCCCGAGACCTTGGTCACGCGCATGAAGTTCGACACGAAGTCGGAGAGCCCCAAGCTGTTCTTCAAGCCGATGCGCTGGTTGAGCGAGGACGAGTACGCCTCGGCTGCGGAGCAGGGTCAGTCTGAGGACGCCAAGCGTGCGATCACCATGACCGTGGCGCAGACCGACAAGGTCGAGCCGATGAAGCTGGAGGGCACCAAGCCCACTCCCAAGGCTGCTGCCAAGCCCGCACCCGCTCCTGCGGCTGAGGAAGAAGAGGAAGAGGCACCGCCGCCTGCACCCCGGCGTGGCCGTCCTCCCAAGGCCAAGGCTGAGCCGGTGGAAGAGGCTGAGGAGACCGTCGAGCCGACCGTGCGCAAGGAAGAGAAGGCTGCACCCGCTGCACCCAAGTCGTCTCTTGCCAAGCTGGCGGCTGATTGGGATGATGAGTGACTTTGATGGGGGCTTCGGCCCCCTCTTAACACCATGACCTACTCTGTCAAAACCGTGCTGGCGGTGAAGGACGCTCCCAAGAGCCTGGGCAATACGCTCGGGCGTCTTGCTGTGAGCTTGGACTTCAGCGTCTTGCGCCTCGCCAAAGCCACTGGGGCATCACGCCAAACCGTCTACAACTGGATGCTGGGCGGCGATGTTCTTAATCCGTATCAACCTCGCGTCGAGCGCCTGATCGAGATCCTCAGAGCCGCCAAGAACGCAGAAACCGCATGGGTGCAAATATGCAAGGAATTCAACCTTCAAGCCTGACGCCAGAGGAACTGGTCCGGTATGCCTACCTCAAGAACGACAACGGCTTGCCTAAGGACTGGTGCGATGCGCTGATCAAGGCGGTAGAGACGCTGCTGGACGACCTCAAGTAACCCCCCGGGAGCTTCATGGAACCGCTTGAGTTTCTAGCGGCTGTGCTTCCGCCACCCGGTTTTGGGTACTACTGCGCAGCAGAGCTTTCTTCCAAGAAGAAGCAACACGTTTTCGTTGAAGATCTGAAGGAGGTACAGCGTCATGCTGACCAATGGCTGACACAGAGCAAGGACATCTATTTCGCGCTGGCGACGTTCGAGGAGTCGGGCAAGCGCACGGCAGACAACGCCGAGTACGTGCGATCCATGTTCATCGACATGGATGGCTACGCCACGAAGAAAGACGCTGCACAAGCGCTGGGTGGCTTCCTTGAGACCACAGGCCTTGAGGGGTTAGCCACGCCGTGGATCGTCGCCTCAGGCGGCGGGCTGCACTGCTACTGGGCCTTCACGCACCCCGTTGCTGTGGGTATCTGGAAGCCTGTGGCTGAGGCGTTCAAGCGCCTGTGCAAGCAGCAAGCGCTGTCTATCGACATGACGGTCACCGCCGACGCGGCCCGCGTGTTGCGCATCCCCGGCACGCTCAACTTCAAGAAGAAGTACGGCACCCCACGCTCGGTCAAGATCATGGCCGAGGGCACCGCATGCAGCTTCGAAGACTTCGCGCAGGCCATCACGGCAGCGCTGGGGCCGACCAGTGTCAGTGCACCAGCACCGTCTCGCGCACCGCTCGACATCCCGGGCAAGCGCATCGAAACGCCCGTAGCCAGCAACGTCAAGCTGGTGGAGAACAGCGTCACCAAGTTCAAGCTGATCATGCAGCGCACGGCGGCAGGCGATGGTTGCGCACAGCTTGCGCACTTCGTTGAGCACGCCGCTGATGACGGCATGGAGCCCCAGTGGCGTGGCTGGCTGTCCCAGGCCAAGCAGTGTGCGGATGGTGAGCGTGCTGCGGTCTGGCTGAGCAGCCTGCACCCCTACGAGCCTGAGCGCATGCAGACCAAGCTGCGCGAGATCAAAGGCCCGTACCCGTGCCTGAAGTTCGACAGCGAGAACCCGGGCATCTGCGAAGGCTGCAAGCACTTCGGCAAGATCACCAACCCCCTGGCGCTTGGGCGCGAGATCCTGGCTGACAACACCGAGAAGCAGATCGAGATCACGCCCGTGGATCCGGAAGATCCCGAGGCACCGCCCGTCATCGTCACACGCCCAATCCCACCCAAGGGCTACTCCTACGGAGCCAAGGGCGGCGTGTTTGTCGAGCGTATGGTGGAGGAGGCTGACGGCACCAAGCGCAAGCACCAGATCATGATCGTGCCCTACGATCTGTTCGTCGTGGACCTGCTGAACAAGGACGGTGAGCACACCGTGCACATGGTCGCCAACCGACCCGGCGCTCCCATCGACGTGCTGATGGCACAGCGCTACACCGTGTCCAAGGACGAGTGCCTGAAGACGTTGGCACAGCAGAACATCATTGCCTCGTTCGGCGCAGGCAACGACAAGAACCTGTTCGAGTACATCCGCGCTTGCATCGAGGATGCCAGCGTCACGAAGAAGGCCATCAAGATCCCAGGCCAGTACGGCTGGCAGGAAGATGGCACGTTCGTCTACAACGGCAAGGTGTATTTCCAAGACGGCAGCACGCGCACGGTGCCGATGCCAGACCTCGTCAACCTCACGCGCATCACGCGGTCACAGGGCACGCTGGAGGAGTGGAGACGCTTCCCGCAGATGCTCATGCGCAAGAAGCAGTTCGACCTGCTGGGCATCGCCAGCATGGGGTTCGGTGCGCCGCTGATGAAGTTCACGCAGATGGCGGCGCTGACGATACATGGCGGGTCCACCGACAGCGGCACGGGCAAGTCGTTGGCACTGAGCTTGCTGAATTCGATCTGGGGCCATCCGATCCGCTACCGCACAGGCAAGAGCACTTCGCCTGTGACCATGCAGCAGCGCATGGGCAACCTCAACAGCCTGCCGTTCACATCGGACGAGATCACGCACAAGTCTCGGCAGGACATGGAGTGGTTCCCAGGCTTCATCTTCGACGCCTCGGAAGGCCAGGGCAAGGAGAAGAGCGAGGCGCACCACAACCGTGAGCGGCTGAACCTCGTGTCGTGGGCAACGCTGGTCTTCCTGACCTCCAACACCCACATGCAGGACTACATGTCCGGCGCTCGTCAGCACACCTCGCAGGGCGAGTTGCTGCGCATGCTGGAGTGGACGCCTGAGGTCAAGCTGAACTGGACGCCGGAGGAGGAAGACCTCCTCAAGATCCCCGTGCACAACCACGGCGTGGCGGGCGACATCTACGTGCGCTGGCTGGTGCAGAATCAAGAGACGGCGGAGCGCATCACCAAGGAGTGCATCCGCAAGATCAAGGTCGAGTGGAAGATGTCGGGCGATGAGCGCTACTGGGCCGCTGGCTGCGGCGCAATCATTGCCGGTGCGATTCTTGCTTCAAGTAGGTACGCAGGCATCATCGACCTGCCGGTGGACAAGATCATCGAGTTCCTCAAGAGCTTGGTGGAGAAAGCCCGCAAGGTGATCAAGACGGGCGGGCGCACGGCAGAGGATGTGCTGAACGCCTTCACCCGGGAGAACTACGGTCAGTTCGTGGTGATCCGCCAGAGCAACGGCGCTCTGTTGGCAGCGCTGGGCTCAGGGCAGGAGATCGATCAGACGGTCACGCGCAGCAAGGTCATGGGCCGGGTGGAGCACGGCATCAACAAGAAGAACTACGTGGAGTACTTCATCGAGGAGCAGATGCTCAAGTCGCACTGCGTGGCGATGTCCTTCGGCTACGACGCGTTCAAGAAGCAGATACAGGCCATGCCCGGGTACACGGTCGGCTTCGAGCGCAAGGACATGATGGCGAAGACCCGAGGCCCGCAGATGCGCGTGCGCACGATCTGCATAGGCCGACCGATAGAAGAAGACCCTCACAATGCTGCGGCACTATCCGTGGGACCGGCTTGAGAAGGGGCAGGGGTTCTTCGTCCCTGCGCTTGACCTAGAGGCTGTGCGACAGGCGGGACTGCTGGCAGCAGTCCCGCTTCACATCAAGGATGCCCGCGCCCAGTTCGGTATCAGGCAGGGGCGGCTTGGGGTGCTTTTCTTTCGGTTGCCGCCCGTACGGAAGTAGCCAGTTGGATCTTGGCTTGGCGGGCCTGATCCAGGGCTTCGCGCTTCTTCTCAGGCGTCAGACTTGATGCACGGATCTGCCGCTCGTACTCGGTGATCTGCCCCATGTACTGCTTGAAGCTGCCCGCCACAGACGCCAACGCCATCTCATCGACGTTCTCTTTGAGGTACTTCTCAGCGTCAGCCTGACGACCCTTGTTCAGCAGGCCCTCGTAGGTCTCCTTGACTTGGTTGACCTGCTTCATGCGCTCGTAGGTAGCGTCGATGATGCCGCTGGCATCCTTGGGCTGGAAGAGCGTACCCATTACCGGCATGTCCGACGCCCGCTTGGTCGCGGCCTCGGGGCCCTCACCACCAAACGGAGCGCTCAGCGCAGCCAGCAGCGCCATGCCCATGCCACCCGTGTAGCCACGGATCAGGTACTCTATCTTGATCGGAGAGAAGCCTGTGAGTTCCCCCGCTTCGCGGGCCAACGCGGTGGTGTTGTCGCGGTAGCGATACCCCGGCTCCATCATCTGCTCTTGGGTGGACTCAATGCTGCGCCCGGTGTAGAGCGACTTCTCAAAGGCCAGTGCCTCCAGTGCAGGCTTGACCGCCTGCGGGATGAAGTACGACGAGGCACCCGGCACCATCTGCTGGGCGATGTGCTTGAACGCCTTCATCGCCTCTTCGCCACCATTCTCGTTCATGGCGATATTGACCAACGCCTCGGGCAGCGCCTTGAAGATGTAGCCCAACTCGAACGGGATAGGCAGGCGCACCATCTGTTCGAAGCCGGGGACCTGCACGAACCAGTTCCCGTACTTCTCCTCGGGCTTGGCGTTCTTGTAGGTCTCGTCGTCCTGCATGTACATGGCGTACGCAATACTCAGGCCCGCCAGCATTAGCCCGCGTTCCCAGAGCTTTTGCCGTACATCAAGACGCTCGTTGAGCGGCATCTGGCCGGTGAAGGATTTGTACAGCACGTCCAGGCCCTGGATCTGTGCGTTGAAGAACGGGATCAGCGTGCTGAGCATATGGATGCCGGGAGAGAGCCCGCGCTTGCTGAAGTTCATCGACTCCAGCGCCATGTACGTGGCCTCCATCTCCGACAGGCCCTGCTTGAGGTAGCTCTCGTACTGAGCCTTGCGGGTGAGCGCATCGACCTGTGCGGCCTTGGCCTCCAGATACGACAGCCCGTTGGTCACGCTGATCTTGCCCGCCTGCATGTCCTTGAGCATGCGCGTGACATCCTCCGGCATGCCGGTGAAGACCTGACCGCCAGTGATGCCTCGGCTCCGCAGGGCGTTAGGCTTGCCGATCTGATTGAGTGCGCTTAGCAACGGGATGATGTCCGCGCCGCTGGTCATGGTGGCACCCAGCGAGTCACGGAACAACTGCCGTGCCATGTACACAGGAGAGGCGACGACAGCGCGGCGCAGCAGGCGTGCAGGCACGCCCAGCACACGCACGAAGGCCGGGAACATGGTCGGGATACCCGCCAGCCCCTTGACCAGCAAATCGCTGTCGATGCCGATGGCATCGGTGTCCACCACAGCGTAGTGGTCCTCGCCGTCGCGCTTGAACGTCACAGCGCCCTCAGGCGTCTTGCCGCTCTTGGGCACCTTGGCTACGGTCGCCAACCCCACGTCGCGCAGTTCGAACATGAGGTTCTTGGTGGCAAGGTTCTTCGTTGCCATGTCGAGCAGCATCGACGTGTTCTGCACGCTGCTGGTCAGGAAGTCGAAGATGGCCTCATCACCGCCCACCAGTTCCTTGAGGTGCGGGCTGTCCTTCAGGTTGCCGATACGGATAGGCGTCTCGTTGCCGATCACCATCTCCGCCACACCGTCGCGCATGCGGTAGTACGGGATGTAATCGTTGTTGCGCAGGTACTCGTTGGCCTGTGCGCGAGATAGAGCGCCTGTCTGTACCGAGAACTCCAGCAGGTTGCGGTTGTATTGATTGTAGATGTCCCGGGCCTCATCGAACGCTTTCTTCAGCGTCGGGTCAGCCTCGATCTCAGCGCGTGCGGCCTTGATGTCGGCGGCAGTGGGCATCGTGGGGAGCTTCTCCTCCAGCGACTTCTTGCGCTTCTGCAGGACAGCGCGTTGCTCCTGGGAGATGGTCGTGGCCTTGAGTTGTGACTCGATGCGCTTGACCTCAGCCTCCGCCCACACACGCCCAAAGTTCAGCGTGTCGTAGCCTACGCGCTCACCACGGATCGCGGCCAGATACAGCGTGAAGAGCTTGTTGGCAGCATCGGGACTGCCTGCGGCCTTGACCACGTCCTTGCCCTTGAGGATGTCCACGATCTGCTGGATGTTGGCACCGGCCTTGGTCTCGATGAGGCGCTCGGTGGTGCCGTCACGCCGGGTCTTCTCCACCAACTCGGGCACGCCTTCGGTGATGGACTGCGACGTGAAGTGCATCCGCTGGTCGTACATCCGCAGGTAGTACATGGCCTGCAGCGCCTTGGTCGGGTCGGTGCCGCCACGCTTGAGCGCTTCCTCAGTCGGTGCCAGCTTGTCCACAAACTGCGTGCGGAACCCCATGCCCAGGAAGTTGTCCTTCAGCTTGGTGACCCAGCCCTTCTCCTTGGCGATCAAGGAGTCGGCTACGCGGTTGGCTGTCGCCAACCCAGGAGCGCCACGTTTCGCGGAGGGGGCCGGTGCTGCCTTGAGCACCTGAGCAGGCATGAACAGTTCGTACGCGGCCTTGACGGCCTTCTCCGACATCGTCGCCCGGGGGAACCCGATGACGCGCATGAACGCGTTGTACATGCGCATGACGAAGTTGGGCTTCTGTGCGTCCAGCTTATTGCGGAAGTCTTGGTTGGACATCAACTCCGACACGAACTCCTTGACATCCTTGCGCCCATACTCCTTGGTGAAGTCGGGCTGCTTCTCGATGGCCGCGTGCATGCCCTCGATCTCTTTGCGGGCTGCTTGCTGAGTGGGCGTCAGTGTGGAGAGGTCGGCCTCCAGCGCACGCATGGTGGCGGCGTGGGTAAGCTCATGAGTCAGCGTCTCTTCTGACAGAGCGCCCCGATGCAGCACCGCCAAGTTCTTGGCGGGGTCATACAACCCCTCAACCTGTTCGCCCTTGTGCTCAACCTTGTCCCGCACCTCCAGCTTGGTCCGCATCGTCATGTCGCCAAGGTGCTTGGCAAGCTCACGGACAAACGGCGTGGAGCCGTTCTTCTCCAGATCGGCCAAGGCCGTGCGGATGTCACCGTCTTCAACAGCTTCAAGTGCAGCCGGGGTCAGGTCGGTAAGCTCACGGGTCTCGTACTGCGGGCCGGTCTCACGGAATGCCACATCCTTACCCAACCGCACGTTCAACTTGGAGCGGGCAGTCTTGAGATCGTAGCTTGCCTTTTCCCAGCGCCGTAGCGACTCATCGCTGATGCCAAACGCAGCGGCTTCTTTGTCTGCCTGCTTGATGAGCTTGTCGAGACTTTTTACCACCTGCTGTACGTCTTTTACCTCTGCAGCTTCAGTAGACGCAGCCAATTCCGTTGCACGCGCTTTTATGGCCTTGGCCTCTTGTGTGAAGGTGCTGAACTCTTCCCGCGCAACACGCGTGGGCATTGCCGCTGCTTGCGCCTCTGCCTCAGCCATCTCCGCCTTCGTGATCGGCACATCACGTTGCTTCTCGCCCCGAGCTTCGGTCAGCTTCTGACGCGTGTCGGTAGCGGTTATGCCTGCGCGGCTCTCCGGCGACTCTGTGCGCAAGGCCTTCGGCGGGATAACTTCAACGCGAGTCAAGGGGCCGACGGCCCGCTGTTGCGTACCTTCAGCAACGCCAAGACGTTCGCCTGCCACACGCATCCGCGAAGACTCTGCAAGCAGACGGTTGCGCTCTTCGCGTTGGGCCTGGATGTCCGTGCGCGTGATCTTCATCTCACGCGTGTTCAGCGTGTAGCGGCGCTGGTGCTCCGCGAGTTTGCGCTGAGCTTCGGCCAGTTGTTTCTCGGCGGTAGCACGCCTCTTGGGCGTCAGGTCGCTTTTGAGCCGCTCCGTCAACTCCGACACTGCCTTGCGCTGCGTGTTCAGGTCTTGGACGTTCTTCGCGGCCTTGCGCTTCATCTCTTGCAAGTCCGTGTTTTTGCGCTCGATGAAAGACAGCGTGTACTCTTCGAGTTCTTTGCGTGCTGCAACCCGCTCTTCGGCACTTGGCGCGGCCTGCATTTTTTCCATCAGCTTGCGAAGGTTCTCGTCCGTAGTCACGGCCCGTTCGAACTCGATGCGCGTAGCAGGCTCTGTCTCCCGTCGCTCCAGAAGTTCCTGCTCGGCCACACGCGCTTGCGCATCACGGGCCTCACGATCTGCGCGGGTCTCCGCCGCAGGGGCTGCGGGCTTGGGTGGTGGTGCACGGCGTACCGTTGAGCCAATCAGCGGAGCTTCGCTCACGCGTCCAGCCGAAGGCGTCTCCACCATCCGCAGCAACTCCTGCACACGCGCTGTGGCTTCCGGTGCTGCCTGTCCTTGATTCGTGCGGTACAACCACGCAGCAATCTCTTGCGGGGCTGTGCGCAACCCCGCCGCTGCCTGCCGCTCCTTGCGCCCCAAACGCAGGCGCATGTTCTCTGACACGAGCGGCGATGTGGCCTTCTCTGCCCGTGCTGCCTGTGGGCGCTCACTGACGAGTGCCCGGAGTTGCGGCAGGCGGTCTTGCACTTGCGCCACCAGCGCCTTGGTCTGCTCATCAACACGCGGCGAAGCCAGCGCCTGCTCGGCCATAGTGTTGATGCGCTGAATCAGCAGCGGGCGACGGACTTCGGCCTCAGGTGCGGCAAGTTCTGGTGTGCCTTCCACACGTTCCGTGCGCCCGGGGCGTGTAGTTGGGGCCTTTGCGATCTGACCTTTCAGGTCTTCAATGCGCCGCTCCACTGCCGCAATCTGTGCCTGCTTGGCCTTGGGCATCTCCAGCACGGAGTACGGCCCCTCAGTTGCCTGCGTAGGTAGCCCTTCAGGTGCAGCGGGGCGTGCCATCAGGCGATCCAGAAGGTTGGTCTGCTGCGCCAACTCGTTGCGCAAGCCCGCAACCCGGTTCTCCTCCGTCGTCGTACGCGTGACCGTTTCTCTGGCTCTGGGGAACAACGTCAACTGCGGGGCAGTCTGTAGCGCACCAAGCTCCCGAGCACGCATGCTGGAGGCCAGATCTTGTGCCGTCTCAGTCAGAGCTTCACGTTCCGCCCGCCCTTCGGCTTGCATCTGCTCTGCAACCTGTGCGCGTTGTGCTTCTTCGGGGGCGCGTGCCAAAAGCTCGGGCACTTTGGGGGCCTGCGCAGCAGCTTCACGCCCGGTTGCCATCTCTTCCGCAAGCTGCCTGCGGCGCTCGTCTTCCGCCACCATCTGTGCCGGGTCGAACAGGCCCATATCCTGTGCAGGTGCTTGCTTGCGGGCCTCGATCAGTTGCGTGGCGTACTTGATGACGTCGCCTTGTTCCCCTGCTTGTTGTGCAGCGGTCAGCTTGGCTTGCAGTGCCTCAAGGTCCGGTGCCACAGGCGCGACAGGCATTTTGGACAGCATCTCCTGAGACTTGTCTAGCGCATCCTTGGTGCGCTGTGTGCGCTGCGCAAGCTCAAGCGCCTCCTCGGGCGACTGTGCGCCCTGCAACTGCGTGCGCTGCTGCTCCAGCAGCGCTGTCAGCGTATCGACCTCTTTCTGTGCACGAGGTCCTGCGACCTCAGGCGATTCAGGCGCAACCTCTTCTGGCGGCGGAGCCGTCACCTGCCCCGGTGGTGGGGCCAACTGCAACACTTGCTCTCGTGCTTTCTTGGCTGCATCCGGCCCACCAGCGGCAAGGTACGCGTTGCGCTTCTCTTTGATCTGCGGGTCAAGCTCACTGATCTGCTTCTGAATGATCGCGTTGCGGTCAGCGGCCTCCCGAGTCAGCGGGGCTTCTTTGGTGCCCTTGACGATCTGGGACTTGAGCGCCTCCTTCTGCTGGCTCAACGCGTCGTACTCGTCCGCGATTCCGAGGACGTAGCCCGGGTCTTTCTTCTTTTCTGCCTCTGCTTTCGCTGTGGCTGCACGCTCTTCTTGTGCCTGCGTCTCCAGCAGGCCACGGGCTTCACGCTTCTCGCCACCACGCTCAACGGCGCGGCCCACAGGGGCCAGCGTGCCACCCAGGACGGCACCGCCGATGAAGCTGTCGAAGTACTCCTGACGGGCTTGGGGGTCCGTAATGCTCAGCCCTGCTTGCAAGCGCTCGAACACCTGCTGTGTGGCCTCGGTGACACCTTCAATGCCTGCGGTCTTGCCCGTCTTGGCGGTGTAGTCGATGAGCGTCTTCTTCAGCCCTTGCTCAGCGATCTCCTTGGCGTTCTCTGCCGTGATCTTGACGCCTGCCTGACCGAAGATACGCCCGATGCCCGGGATCATCCGCATGGACAGCGTGTCCAGCGCGGCCTGAGGGACTGCTGCCAGGGCGGCAGCGCCCAGATCAGTCTCAGCAAGCTTCTTGCCCTCCTCCAACTGTCTCGACAGGTTGGTCGCCGTGAACTGACCCGCAGAAGTCAGACCGGCAGCACCGAGCGTAGTAAGGGCGGCGGCAGTGCCCGTGACGGGCAACGCAGCAGCGGCAGCACCAGCGGCAAGGGGCGCGGCCATGTAGGGCACAGACCCGCCCAGCAACTCTTTGAACTTGGTGAACGGCGCTTCAGTCCAGCCCTCTTCGGTGGGCTTAAAGATCTCAGCCGCACGTTTCTTGGCCGCTTGGTACTCGGCCTCTGCCTTGGATTCATCCTTGAGGCCTAGCTTGCCTGCAAGCGCAGACAGCCCCCCGCCTAGCTCGGTAGCACCGGCCTTGGCCGCAGCAATGAAGCCGCCTTCCGGCTTGGGTGCGGGGGCTTGAGACGCAAACGCCTCAGGGTACTTTTGCTGTGCCCGTTGCAAGCCCGCAGCGGGGCTCTCGCCCTCCTGCAGTTTCAGATACGAGCCGTCAGGAAGGGGGAGATATTGGGCCATGTTTTATTCTCTCACCGCAGAGCCTCGGGGAATAGCGCCGACGACGCCGAGCTTGGCAATTTCGTTGCGGACAAGTGTCTGGATCTCGGGCGGGTACTGGCTCAGCATCAGCGGGTTCTTGATGGCTTCACCGACGATGGCCTTGAGCATTGCGGCTCTTTCGGTTGCTTCACTCTTGGGCTCTTGCTGCGCCTCAAGGAACTGCTTGAAGCCTGCCGGATCACGCTTGAACAGGCCATAAGTTGCCTCTATGCCCGTAGGCTTACCTGCACTGATTTCTGAGGCCTGCGCTTGCCGCTCAGTTGCCGCAGTCTTGCGACTTTCCAACGCTTGATCAAACGCCTTGTTCTGAACATCGCGCTCCAGCTTGGCACGTTCGGCTGCGTTCTGAGCAATTGCATCGTCAAGCTGGTTGACACGACCGTATTCTCGCTCATTCATCGCCTCCACACGCTGGGCCTCCAGCATGTTGCCGCGCCGAATGTTGGACTGAAGCAAACGCATGGTGCCTTGGGCAGTGGCGTACTCTTTGCGTGCAGCCTCAGCGGCGGCTTCGCGCTGACCCATGATGCCTGACAGGCCACGAGCAAACGAGCCCATGCCTTGACCCTTGCGGGTGTCGATCATCCCAGCCAGTCCAAGCAAAGCCATCGGGTCACTAAATACGTCGCGCTGCGCACGCGCAAGTGCAGCATCCCGAGCAGCCAGAGCTTCCTTGCCAAACGTCTCGGCTTCAGCCCGCTCTTCAGCAAGGTTCTGCTGCATCAACGCTGATAGTCCTGCGCGACCTGCCAGCAGATCAGCAGGCAAAGTCTTACGGCCTTCGAGCATCTTCTGCTTTGTGTCAAAAGCTGCGATCTCCTCAGGAGTCAACGTACTGCGAATACCGGGCATGAGCGCCGCAGGGGCTGCGGCGGGTGCTGCTGGGGGACGTTGTTGTCCTGTGCCCAGGTTACGTGCAGCCGCCACCGTTTCGGGTGTAGCCCCACGCGTATCTCGCATTGCCATAGGAACTGGCGCAGGCGCTCGGCCCAGCATACGGGACATTTCATCGCCAGTATCCGTGGTGCTTTCAACCACTTGTTGTTCTTTTTCAACTAGCGCGTCAAGTATCGGTTTCTTCAATGCTGGCCGCCCTGCCTTAATCCATTCGTAAAGCATTCTTGCCCCCGAGTCTTTCGGGAACCGCTCCATAAAGGACTGGATACCGTTTTCGTTAGAACCATCCCTAAAGTGCTGAACATCGCCACCGTTTTCAAACGCCACCGCGCCGCCACCTGCGTAGCCGTGCATCTCGCCGCCATACGCTGCCATGACGGGCTCTTCGGGCTGCATCTGTTGCGCTTGCGCCAAGACTTGCTGTGCAATAGGGGGCTGTTGTCCAGCGTTCTGCTGCATAGCCATCTGGTTCTGCACAGACTTTCGCGCAGCCATCTCTTTCTGCTTCTCAACAATCGCAGCAAGCACTCGGTTCTTGGGGATGGGAGAGTTTGGGTCCCCAAACAATTGCAGCATCTGCGGGATCTCAAGCCCCACCAGAGACGGCACAAACGCCGTCAGCCCAGGTTTCGGCCCCGACTGGCTAGGCATCATCCCCGGCATCGGCATCTGTGGCGCTTGCCCCGGCATTGGCCCCTGCTGAGGGCCTTGGGGCATCAGAGATTGGATTCCTTGTTGCATGATCCAGTGCCTTATCTAGGTGTCGGGTTCAACGCGTTATACAGAGCCAAGCCAGAAAGTCCGCCCTGCAGTGCAGAAGCAAGACCAGATTGGCCCGAGTCATAGGGCCGCGCTTGGAGCGGCAGACCTTGCAACAGACTCTGCATGAACGTGGCTTGCTGGTACGGGTACTTCATGGATTCTTGGAACTGTTGGTAGCCGAAGTCAAGCGGTCGCTGAGCAAACTGCTGCTGTGTGGCACCAGCGCCCAAGAGCGCCTGCAACCCCTGAAGCTGCGACCCGAACTGCTGCGTACCCAACCCACCCAACCCTTGTGCCGCTGCAATCTGCTGCTGCAGACCTTGCAGGCCGTATTGCGCCCCAAATTGACGAGCGGCTTCTTGGGCTTGCTGCGCTGAGAGTCCGTACTGAGCCTGAAGTTGAGCAGCCTGCATGCCTTGCTGGGCACCAAATTGTCGAGACGCTTCTGCCTGCTGCTGCGCGGTCATGCCTTGTTGAGACGCAAACTCTGCGCTGCGTGCTTGCTGTTGAGCTGCAAACTGGCGAGACAGTTCATCAGCCTTCTGGGCGTCCATGCCAAACTGCGACTGCAATTGCGCAGCAGTCATCTGCTGACCTGCATTGAACTGGCGTGCAGCTTCTTGAGCCTGCTGTGCCGAAAGTCCATACTGCGCTTGCAACTGTGCGCCAGTCATCTGTTGCCCCGCGCCGAACTGACGCGCTTGCTCGGTGGCTTTGCGTGCCTCCAACAACTGACCCAGACCTTGCATGCCGTACTGCGCACCGAATTGACGCGATGCTTCACCAGCCTTCTGTGCCTCCAGACCAAACTGTGCGCCACGCTCAGCACCGAATTGTCGGCCTGCTTCTGTAGCCTGCTGGGCGGTCATGCCAAGCTGGGCTTCTTGTGCACGCTGTGCAAGCGCACGGTCGTAAGCACTCTGTAGGCCACGAGACTCGATATCCCCCATCTGTTGTGCAAGATTACGACCACGCTCCGCTTCAACAATGGCCTGCCGCGCACCACCAAAAGCACCTGCCTGAGCAAATTTGGCACGCTCACCTTGAGCGGCAATAGCAGACTGCCGCGCCGCCTCGCGCTTTTCAATATCAGTAACGCCCTGTTGATACGGGCTCATGTAGCTCTGTACCGAGCCCACCGGACCTAGACCTGTGGTGATGCCCTGCGGGGTGTAGTTGAACCCTGCGTTGAATTGCCCGGCTTGGTACGAACCCGGCCCAATCCCTGCTGTCAAATCTGTTGCTTGGTATGCAGAAGGCGCTTGGAATCCTGACTGAAACTGCGTAGCAGGAGAGGTGGTGGGTGCTTGGAACCCGGCGTTGAACCGACCCGTTTGGTACGGCGTAGGTGCCTGATACCCAGACTGAAACTGCCCCGGTTGGAATGCGTTAGGTGCAGAGAACTGATTCCCAAACGTGCCGGGGGTATAGGAAAGATTGCCCGCCGCTTGGCCTGCCTGCGTCAGAAAGTTTGTAGCGGTCTGGAACTGCCCCGGGGTCTGCAGATTGCTCAGCCCTTGAAACGCTTGCTGTTGCAAAGCAGACGGACCAGCAAACCGCTGCCCGGTGTACTCTTGGTACGGCAGATTTGCAAGCCCCTGCCCCCTCCCCAGCATGTCATAGATATACGAGGAGAAGTTTGGAGAAAGGGTGGACTGAGAGGGGTCGATTGCGTCGGTTGCCATCACGCTCTCCTTTGGAGATTGTTCATCAGTGCGTACATCTGCCGTGCGCCACCAAGGCGGTCAACAAAAGGCTTGGGCACGTAGGCTTCTCCGTTGGAGAGTCGTGCGGGGGTTTGCCCGTTTCGTCCGTTGATCACTGCGGGGATGTCATCGCTTGTGCCCGTGCCGGGACCTCGGATCATTGTCGCACCTGGGACCAGTTGCTGTATACCCCTTGGCCCACCAGCGCCGTCAACGGCTTTCTTCGTCATCACGAAGCCGCCGTCTTCCATCTGCACCTTGCCGCCTTGGGCGTAAGCCTGCATCAAGCCGCCTTCGGCTGCGTACCGAGCGATGGGGCCGTAGGCTCCCTGAGTCATCGTGCGGGTGATGGGTTTGGGGCCAGCGTAGGCTTGAGCTACGCCACCACCGGAAGGCTTTTGCCGGTCGAATGCGGAGAGCAGCGCCATGAGCGCGGCAATACCACCCTTGGAGGAAGCAAGGTCAAGACCTTGCCCCAGTAGCTTTTGAGCGCCACCGGCACGATTTAAGGAGTTAATAAACCCGGTCAATCCTGTGCCAGTCCAGCCCGGATACAGTTCTTCACCCCCGGGAGAGATAGCGTTATCTCCCGTTTGGTATGCGCCGCCATAGCCTTTATCGTACTCGTCGGCGTAGGTGTAGTTTGGATTGCTGCTAACAACATCCCATTCAGGTTGCTGAGCGCCAAGCGACAGCCAGCCCAGATCATCGTCATCCATATTCAACCTCTTTCAATCAGTTGCATTAGCTCTTCGATTGTCATGTCTTGTTCCTGAGCACGAGCCATTGCTTGGAACATTTCCGCCTGTTCTGCCTCCGGCAGGGGAGCGCCTGTGTCATACACAGTGCCAAATGGCGATTTCGCATCAATCTGCGCCCTGTTAACCGGGTCCGACACTTTCTGCTGCGGCGTCATTATTGCCGAAAGCAGAGCAAGCATCGCCGGATTCTGTGTGGGCTTCGGCGTGGGCCTCGGTGTAGGCCTTGGTGTGGGACTCGGTGTTGGCGCAGGCGTCGGAGCAGGGGTCGGAGCGGGCGTAGGAGCGGGGGTGGGTGCCGGTGTTGGCGCGGGCGTAGGTGCCGGTGTGGGTGCAGGAGTCGGCGCTACGGTTGGCCTTGGCGTGGGCGGCAAAGTTGGGATCGGCGTAGGAGCCAACGTAGTTCCTACAACTTGTATAACTTGATCTGGCGCACGTGGCGTTGGCGCAGGCGTTGGAGCAGGCGTGGGCTTTGGTGTAGGAGGTAGCGTTGGAATAGGCGTCGGCGCTTTAGTCGCCGTTATTTCGACTCGTTGTGTCGGCGCGGCTGTTGGAGCAGACGTCGGTTCGAGCGTGGGCTTTGGTGTTGGAGGCAGCGTCGGGATAGGCGTAGGTTCTTTGGTCGCCGTTATTTCGACTCGTTGTGTCGGTGCTGGCGTCGGTGCTGGCGTGGGTTTTGGTGTCGGAGGCAGCGTCGGGATCGGCGTAGGAGCAAGCGTAGTTCCTACTATCTCAACTCGTTGTGTCGGGGCAGGAGTAGGCGCAGCAGTAGGTGGCAGCGTCGGAATAGGCGTAGGTTCTTTAGACCCTGTTACTTCCACAACCTGAGACGCAGGCGCAGGCGTAGGCGCAGCAGTTGGCGCAGCAGTAGGCGCTGATGTTGGAGCAGGGTACAACCCCTCTAACCTTCTAAGCTCATCGTTGTATTCATTAAACGGCAAATTGCCTACTACTGTATAAGTTTGCCCAGCATCTGTTCCTGAAGCATCGGTTGTTGTCAAATCAGTTTTTGTTGTATCTCCAAGTTTTGTATTGTCTGATGTATCTACGGCTTTTGTATCCGTTACGGTTGCGGTGTCCCCGCCTAGTACGCTTAATAGTTCTTGAGTAACTTGGTCAACACCATCTTGCGACACCCCCGTATTCATGTTGCGAAGTGTATCTTCAATATTTTTTGGTAGTGCGGGATTCGATCCTGGCCTATACTGATTGCCCTCGGAATCTGTAACTATAGTAGTTGCTTTGCCGCCCGATCCAATAATAGTCTCAATTTCTGAACCGTCATCAAATACTATTGTTGAATCACCACCAGTATTTGTTTTGGCATCAACAACATTTTTGCCTGTTGCGCTCCCAACAACTGCCTTAAATATACTGTACGGGTCGCCGCCAGATTGAACTAACATGGCACCTGCATTTAACAGTTTTGGGTCTACCCCCAGAGTCTCAGCTAAAGTATTACTCGCGGCTCCTGTAGCCGAACTTAGTAAAGAACTCATCAATGCTTGTCCAGCATCACCTCCTACAAGGGCCGTTTGAACACCTGACGATACAGCAGATCCCAATGCTTTATCTAGTGCTGTAACTCCCGTTGTAGGCAGTGCGCTACTTACTGCCCCAGGCAAATACGCACTCGCTGCGGACTTCAATACGTCGCCAAGATCCCCGCCTTGTAACGCTGTACCGCCAACATTCGCAGCGATGGAGCCAATTTGAGTAGCAGTTAATCCAGCTGCCCCAGAAGAACCTGCAATTGCTGTGCCAAGCGCTGTGGCAAGCGCTGGATTCAAGCTAACAGCCGTAAGGGCGAGGGGAGCAAGATCTTTTGCAACGCTAGCAAGGTCGTGAAACATATCACCGAAGAACCCGCGATTTTTCTCACTTCGCCATTGGGTAATCTGACCAGTTACAGGGTCAATGTTTTCAAGAATATCACCCGGTTTAGAGTCTACAGGTCCTTTCATAATTCCATGTAACTGTGAGTAATCTTTGTAGTAGTTTTCACCAGACCCATGTTCGTAAAACATGGGGGTGTAAGCTATGCCGTCAAAGATTATGGAAGGTGCACCGCCAAGG